TAAAAATTCATTGATGTTCTCTGTAACCCCGCTTAGTGAATAAGTTGCCGCATTTTTTATTAATTCCCAAGCATTAGTCCATGTCATAGGCACACTCTTAAACTCTTCGTTTATATTATCCGTTGCGCCAAGCATGGCATTTTTTACAATGTCTGAGGTGATTTTTCCTTCGGTAGCCAGTTTCCTGACTTCTTTTACAGGTTTTCCCATATAATCGGCAATTGTCTGAATAATATTGGGAGCCGTGTTAGAAACTGCATTAAACTGCTCACTTGTAAGCACCCCGGCTCCCAGTGCCTTGGTTAGCTGTTCAGACGCAGAAGCAGCATCCTGCTGGCTGGCCCCTGCCGACTTTAGCTGCTTATTCATATTTTCTGCAAACGCTACAACTTCGTCGCTGCTGGAAAAGGCATCTCCTGCCCCCTTTGATAAGGCAGTAACCGCATCTACAGTTCCAAGATAGCTCATTCTGGTTCGTTGGGCAGACTGATAAATCAATTCCTGTATCCGACTGGTTTCCTCCAGATCATTGCTGGAAGCTCCATTTCCCTCTGCTGAAGCGTTTTCAGAAGGGTGAAAGCTTTTGTTCATTCCATTTACACGCGTATTTGACTGAGACATCTTATCTGATAATCCAATCAGTCCTTTTCCAGCGGTTACTCCCAGCGATCCTATTCTTTTAATTGTGTCCTTTAATTTTTTACCAAATTCTACTGACTGTTTTAATCTTATATTGTATTCATCCTGCTCTTCCTCAGCCTTTGTAGTATTTGCAACAACCTTTTTTATGTTCTCATTTATCTCATTCATACCTTGAATGGCCACAAATTGGGAATCTTCTCCCATTTTCTCAATGGAGGCAGTAATGCGGTCTAACTGCATTACTGTCTCACTGCTTGACTGTCTTATATTCCCGATTATCGCACCGGCTGCTCCGCCAATGGAACGGCGCATGGTCATTTCGGTTTTTACGGCTGCCTGATTGATTCGTTCCAATTGTTCCACCGAAGAATTCCCAAGGTCAATGAACCTGGAAAAAGATTCACTGAACTGATCACTGACTACTAATTCTCCTGTTATCTCTCCCATTGTTCCTCCTTTACTTCTTTGGCCGGCTATTTATTTCTTTTACCGCCATCTGGAACATTAAAATTCTGTCGTTTTCCGGAAGTCCTGCGACTTCCCCGGGGAAGCGGCCGTGGTTAACAAACATATAGTAAGCCAACTGCACGTCCATATCTCCCCCGTTTAAGAGTTTTTTGCTTCTTCAATTTTCTCTCCCATGCTCTTCATGTCATTTAATTCCAGGATCGCATTGGATAAACGGTTATATTCTCCCACACTCAGCATCTGGGAAGGAACCTCCAGCGGATCTTCAGTCCCGTAATACTTACACATCTCCTGATCGCTGAAATCCGGCTCTTTAACACATGCAAGAATCAGTCTTCTGGTGTAAAGAATGCTGTCTGTTTTTTCTACCGGAACCCCATCAACCTTTGCTGTTTTCCGGCTCATACGTGCAAGTTTCTCATTTTCCTTCTGGGAAATGGCTTTGATCACAAATGGTACAGGCTTACCATCCTCCCCCTTAAAACGCTCGGAAATAATCACCTCTTTTGTTACTCCCTCGACTGATGGCTGTAAAAATGCTTTTAATGCACTCATAAATCCTCCTATTCTCCCAGCTGTACCGGGGTTGAAAATGCGTTTAATACTTCTACGTTAGTAAAGCTGAAAGCGATATCCATGGTTAAAAACTCTGTATCTGCATCCAGCATGGCAATGGGAAGCTTCTGCAGCTTTACATTGTAAAGAGCTACTGTCTGGCTGCCGATTGAGCTTCCTTCATCTTCATTGGTAATCTGAATTGTAAAGTATGGCAGCGCTCCCGTCTTTAAATAAGTTTTCAGCATGTTTAAAAATTCCGGCGTACCATAATATACCGTTGCGGAACCAGTAAGCGAAACACCTGATGTCTTTTTCTGCACCAGATTGGTTCCCACCACCTTAAAATCAGATTCCTGAAATTCTGCATCTGCCTGAATTTTCTTTAATCCGAACATTTCCACATTGCGTCCGTCAATTACTGCAAAGGCTCTTCCAGCCTTTCCGTTTAAAGCATCGCGTTCTAATAAAAAGCTCATAATTTACCTCCTCTTAATCTGTCAGGGTTGCTGTAATATAAATTTTTTCCACTGCAGCAACCGGCTGAATTGCAAGTGTAATTACAACTGAATTCAGTGCATTTCCTGCTTCTACTGTAACATCATCGGACTCAAAGTTCTGAATTCCTCCATTGGCCTGGATCTCATTTAAATACCCGACAATCCAGGACTTGAGTAAATCTCTGCCTGTTGCATTATTCTGGGTTTTCCCAACATAGTTCTGTGAGAAATTCTTGTAAATATCACTTGTTAATGTATCTGCAGTCCGAATCACCTGATTTAAACTAAATGCTTCTCCTTTGTTTGCCGTATAAGAAGTCAGTGTATTAATATCAGACACGATCTTAACAGAACCAAACTCTTCAAAAAATACAATCTGGCCCTTATCAAGCGCTTCATCAATTTCCGCTGATGTCAGGCGCGGAGATACATCTGCTGCATTGGGATATTGTGCATAAACCAGTGATTCCGTATATTTTGCTCCTGCCTGCGCGCCACCAACCCACCAGGTTGTCTTCTGAGGGGTAAGTATGGTTCCATCTGTAAGCACTACTCCATTTCTAACGGAGATGACAGCTTCCGTGTCACTTTCAGCGCCTGACATCACTGCCTGACACTTCCTTCCTGAATTTTCCCGCATCCGTTTAATAAAGGCTGTATATGCTTCCTTAATTGTACTGTCAGCGCCATCATAGATCAGAATTTGAAAATTCCGGGATTCCAGTACGGTTAGAAATGTGGAATACTCTGCATTTTTTACTGTGCCATTGCTGCCTCCTGTTAAAGAAGTTCCAGCTGCAGCTGTCAGATTACCAGTTCCTGAAAATACGACCCAGTCATTTCCTTTTAAATCAGAAACAGTCTTTCCTGTCTGGGTATTTTTTACGGACCCCTCCACAACGGTTCGTACCATATAGCTTCCTGCCTGATCCGGGTCTTCTGTAAGTGAAACGGAAATGTCATTTCCCCGCATACCATTATATTTTGCAGTAACAGTAAGTTCACCGATAACAGCCACAGCCTTTGCCGCACCTTCCGCAGCCGGGCGGTAAAGCAGCACTTTTGCCGGTCCGCTTGTGCGCTCACTTCCTTTAAAAATTTCTCTCAAAAATAATGCGCTGACACTGGTTGAAGGGTATCCAATGTATGGGGTAAAATCATCCCCTGCGTTGATCGTCATAAGTTCTCCTTCCGGTCCCCATGACAATGGTTCGCAGATTGCAACGATTCCCCTGTCCCCTACTTTAACAGACTGCTCCATGCTTGATTTTACATTTATGTAAACACCAGGCTGCTTTTTACTTTGTGATGTCCATGTTCCTCCGGCCATTTACTTTTCCTCCTTATATTCAAAAAATTTATTAAGAATTTCCTGCGCTTCTTCCAGTGTATACTCCGGTTCTGTAAGGAGTACCTCCGCAAAGTCCGGTTGATATCTGGATAGCTCTTTGCTTGTAAGAAGAGCTTCCCGCTTAAACTTCACCGGCTCTTTCACCGTTTTTTTTGTATCTTTTACTTTAGACATTTTTAATACCTCCTTCATGCGATGCTATAGATTCCAGTGGCTTAATACAATCATACAGATCCTTTCCCCCTTCCATTTATCGTTTCTTATCAGGCAATGAACTTCTAACAAAAAAAGAGTTTCCTGTCGGGAAACCCTCTTTCATACTACTAATATAGCATGGTGATTTGTCCCGTGATTACCAACTTTAATTTTTTCTTTTGTCAAGCAGCCAGTAGAACTTACGGCGTCTGTCATAATATGTATTGTGGCTGCAGGGAATCTCCATCATCATTCTTAAATATTCATAGGTAATCTCCTCCTCTGTCACCGCTTTCAGTATATATTGATAAATATCCGGATCTGTTTCTATAGCCGTTTGTTCTATCAGACGGCAGTTCTGTTCCAACATCACCCTTTTAATTGCCAGCTGTTGTGTTACATCAGCCGGATTATGAGCGGATGGCATGGCTGTTAAGCTCATAGATTTTAGTGTATCTGTTTTATACTTAAGTTCCTCTCTCCATTCTCCATACTGGAGACACCAATAATACAATTCCATGAAACGGTTTTTACTGATTCCATATTTGCCATGGTTTAATGGTCTTACATTTCCCATTTTTATCCTCCCTAATATCTTTATTTTCTGCACAACTCTGTTGATAAAAAACTATATAGTCAGAATTACATTTTCTACTATCTGCATATATGGTTCAATACTTTGAACTTTCTTCATAAAAAAAATTTCTATACCCCCTCCGCTATCTACCATTGTTATATATAAGCATTTAAGGTAATTTCCATTATTTCAATTGTTTATCCAGGTATCTTCCTTTTCAAAAAAGTTCAATATATTTAACTGTTTGTATCATATCATCGTATAATTCTTCTGTCAATACAAAGTTCAATATTTTTAACTTTTGTGATTGTTGTATTGAACTATTAATTAACATATGATATATTAAGTAAAGAAAGGCGGTATGAAAAATGGTAAATGAAAACACAGCTATCCGCTTAAAAAAGATTATGACAGATAGAAATTTACGCCAGACCGATATATTAAATCTGGCAATTCCTTTTTGTAATATGTATAACGTTAAGATGAACAAATCAGATATCAGCCAATATTGTTCAGGCAAAACAGAACCTAACCAGAAAAAATTGTTTGTTCTGGGTAAGGCTCTCAATGTAAGTGAAGCCTGGCTTATGGGTTTTGATGTACCCATGGAAAGAGTCCAGACATCTGATGCGAATGAACATGATATACGCATTCATTCATTTGATGATGAATTATTTAATAACTATATTAAACTTAACAATGTGAATAAGAGGAAAGTAATTGATTACAGCAAAAGTCTTTATCAGGTACAGCTTATGGAAGAAGAAAACAGCCGGTACCTTCTCACTAATGCAGCTCACCAGCGTACTGATATAGAAGTGACTGAGGAAATGAAAGAATATGACAACGCTTTTTTTGATGAATAACTCAATTGTTTAGGTATATCTCAAAGTTGCTTTGCACACAAAAATCCCCCCTGCACCAGGAGGGATTTTTTATCTGATATTGCAGTAACAGTTAAATAACCAAAATGACCTCTGCTTCCTGATCACCCATAACCCTGTAACTAAAGTTTCCGTTTCCTCCCTCTACATAAAGCCTGATCACATCCCCTTCCCGCACTGCTTTCACATTCATCACAATTCTGCCTTTTAAGTCGGTAACAGACGTTTCGCCAATTCCCCCATCCTCAAATACAGACAGCCAGAACGTAACCCCGTCGCAGAAATCATAATCCGTCCTGCTGTCGCAGCTGCCAACAGCTAACACACTGTTCTGTTTTACCAAAACCGGAAGGTTATAATAATCATACCTTTCCTTCCTCCAGCGTCCTCCTTCAATCACTTGTTCACTCAGCAGATTCACCCATTTTCCATCCGGTACATAGTACTCCACTTCACCCGATTCTTTAAAAACCGGTGCCACCAGAAGACTGTCGCCCAGCATATACTGTCTGTCAAGGGTCTCACATGCCCGATCCTCCGGAAATTCCATAAACATGGGACGCATGACTGGAATTCCCTCCTCATGTGCCTCAGCTGCCTGCCTGTATAAATAAGGCATCAGGCTGCATTTCAGCTTAACAAACTTCCGGAGCACATCACAGGCTTCCTCGTCAAACAGCCAGGGAACCCGGTAAGAAGAGGATCCATGAAGGCGGCTGTGAGAGCTTAGGAGTCCAAACTGACACCAGCGTTTGTATACGTCGGCCGTTGCGGTACTCTCAAATCCACCAATATCATGGCTCCAGAATCCAAAACCAGAACAGGCCAGAGACAGGCCGCTGCGAAGAGTTTCTGCCATTGACGGATAAGAAGCGGAACAATCGCCTCCCCAGTGAACCGGAAACTTCTGACCGCCTGCTGCCGCAGAACGGGCAAATAAAACAGCCTCCCCTTTTCCCCGCTCCCTCTCAAGCAGATCAAAAACAGCCTTGTTATATAAATAAGTATAATAATTATGCATCCTTACCGGATCAGAGCCATCATGGTATGCAATATCCTTTACCGGTATCCGCTCCCCAAAATCCGTTTTAAAACAGTCCACGCCCATATCCAGAAGTATTTTTAGCTTTTCCTGATACCAAACCGCCGCGTCAGGATTGGTAAAATCAACCACTCCCATGCCTGCCTGCCACATATCGGTCTGCCATACAGCCCCGTTTTTCTTCCTGATTAAATATCCTTTCTCCATTCCTTCCTTAAACAGTGACGACTTCTGGGCTATATACGGATTGATCCACACACAGATCTTAAGCCCTTTTTCGTGGTAACGTTTCAGCATCTCCACTGGATCCGGAAATGTATTCGCATCCCAGGTAAAATTACACCACTCATACGCTTCCATCCAGAAACAGTCAAAATGAAAGACCTGCAGAGGAATATTCCGCTCCGCCATTCCATCTATAAAACCAGATGTGGTATCCTCATCGTAATCCGTAGTAAATGAAGTAGTCAGCCAGAGACCAAAGGACCATGCCGGAGGGAGGGAGGGCTTTCCTGTTAATTCCGTATATTTTTTGATGGTGCCTTTGGGTGTATGACCATTTATGATATAATAATCCAGCCGCTCTCCCTCAAGAGAAAACTGAACTCGTTCCACCTTCTCACTGGCAACCTCATAGGATACATCTCCAGGATCACTGACCAGAACGCCATAACTCTTATTCGTCATATAAAACGGGATATTCTTATAGGCGATTTCGCTGGCAGTTCCTCCGTCCTCGTTCCACATTTCCACGATCTGCCCATTCTTTACAAAAGGAGTAAACCTCTCACCCATTCCATAAACATATTCTCCCACATCAAGAGCAAGCTGTTCAACCATATAGCATTTTCCATTTTCCCGGTTTTTCATATAAGCCATATTTTTAAAACCGGTACTGGTAAGCTCCCTGTCTCCGTCATAAAAGCGGATGCCCCAGGAATCAGGCCGTTTATCAACAACAGCTTTGGTGCGTCCTGTCTGAAAAATGATATCTTCCTCTGATTCAACAATGCTTACCCTTGGACTGCACTCTGAAACTGCTGTAAATGGTCCCTGGTCAGCCAGCCCTTCAAAATGGGATACGGAAATTTTCAGCACGTCTTCCATGGGACTGGTAATACGGATTGTCAGCATCCCAAGGTTCAGAATATCTCCCCTGCTTTTTATACTTTTCCCCGGTGCATAAACCGTTAATTCCCCGCCATCTATCCGGCTGCCTGCATATTCAACAGCATAAAGGGGCGTAATTTCATCTCTTACCTTCCAAAAACCACTGGTGAATTTCATATCTGTTCTCCTTGCCTGAATT